TGGCCGCTGCCGCTGTTCGCCTCCTGCCATGACAGTTTGATCGCCTCTAGCTGCTCCGGCTTCAAATCGGAGTCGGTCGTCAATATCCCTTGCGGCCGGGCGCCGTTGGCAAAAACCTCGCTGCCAAACTCTTCCGCCGCCATCGAAAGGCCGACCGCATTTCGCACTAGCGCCAGCGCATCAAGCCCCAGTTCGCCGTTCCAGGTCGGCCCCTTCAAATGCCAGACATTGGTGCCGTCCAGCGTGAAACTGCGCCCCAGCGGCGTGGTGATCTGGTAAAGCAGCCGCCAGTCATCAAGCCGGCGCACCGCCACCCGTCCAGGCTCATAAGGCAGCAGCTCAACCGGTCGCCCCTTGGCGTCCCGAATCACCACCACATAGGCGTTCCCGCACAGCGCCAGGTGCAGCGCCACCTGCTCCCGAAATTCGAAGCTGGTCTGCCATGGGTTCGGGCGGCGATAAAGCAGCCGCCAAAGCGGATGCTCCCGCGCCTCGCGCCGATGCCCGGACTCGTCTTTCTGAAACAGCTTGCAAGGCACCTGCGCCATGCCCTCGGCGATCACTCGAACGCAGGCCAGCACCGCCGTCACCTGCAAGGCGGTGTTCACCGAAACCTCAACGCCGGCCTTGCTGCCGCGATTCCAACCAAGCAGCAGCGAATAATAGCCCGGATCGCCGGCCACCAGCCCGCTTTTCGCTTCCACGCCGCCGCTCGCCGGCATCAGCCGCGCCCGCCGCTCAGCGTCCAGCACTTCCCATGCAGAGCCGATTCCCGCCATCAGAACGCCATCACCACTGGCGCGTGCGCCTGCCGCGCCTCCGGGTTCCGCTGCATGATCATGCCGGCGTTCAGCATGGCCACCAGCGGGTCGATCTTCGCCCGGCCGGCGGTTTCCTTCGTGATGATCACCGCATTTCCTCTCTGCTCCGCCACCGCGTTACCCAGGCACCATTCCATGATCGCCTGGCCGCAGTGGCCGAAAGTTCCGTCCGCAAGTTTGCGTTCAATTCCCCAGACCGCCGGGCTCAGCCGCGAGCCCTGCCCGATGCCGATCAGCGCATCTTCAGGCACTCCGCGCCCGACAATTTCATCAATCAGCGCCGCCACCCCGAAAGGGTCGATTCCAACCCCAGCCTTCTCCGGCAGCAACCCAAGTTCCCAAAGCCGCTGGACCAGGTCTGCCACCGCAATAATGTCCGCCGTCGGCTCCGAGCAGATCGTCAGATCGCCCGCCGCTTCCAGATCCTTCAGCTTCGAAGCAATATCCTTGCGCCGATCCAGCGCGATTTCCTGCGCCCACGCCTTGCCCCAATGCAGCCAGCGTCGCGTCCCCCGCTCCCGCCCAATCACCGCCACGCCGAGCAAGTCATCCAGCCCGCCGCCATCAATCCCCACCGAAACCACGTCGCACCGCTCAAGCAGCGCATCCAGCGTCAACCCCGCCTCCACCGCCGCCCCCCAATAATCCGCCGCCACCCATCGGTTCGCATGAAGCGCCATCCCGACTTCGACGTTCAGATGCTGGGTCGCCCAGGCAATCACTTCGCCCTTGCCGTCATGCTCGGCCCGCTGCATCCCCTCGATCAGCCGCTCCACGGTGATCGAGCGCCCCATATTCGGGCTCACCAGATGCCACAGCGCCGGGTCGCGCCACGGCTGCGCAGGGTCGCGCTGCAGGCCTTCCGGAAACTCATACAGCACGGGGAGCATTCGCACGCCGTCACTGATCCGCCCGTCTCGCACCCCGCGGGCATATTGCAACTCACTTTTCCAGACCCCGGCCGGCGGGTGATCCGATTGCGTCGTGATCATCACCAGCAGCGATTCCGGAAACGGCATCATCCCGCCCCGCACCTGCCGCAGAACGTCGACCGCGCCGGCCGACTGGCCCAGCACGTGGAGCTCGTCGATCAGGCACAGGATCGGCTTGCAGCCAGTCAAAACATTATTATCGAACGTCCGAACCATCAGCCGCGCGCCGTTGGTTCGGTCCAATATCGTCTTCAGATGCTCGCGCACCTGGAAGCGCTTCGAAAGATATTCGTCCGCCTCCACCATCCCGCGCGCCTGCTCGAAGGCGACTTCGGAAATCTTCTGGGTCGGCCCGATGATCAGCATGTCTGCTTTGGGCCGGCGGTTCATCAGCATGAAGACCAGCGCAATCGCCGCCGCGCTGGTCGTCTTCGCATTCTTTTTCGGCACCATCAGCAGGCATTCGCCCACCGCCCTGGCGCCGCTTTCATCCAGGCTGCCAAATAGGGCAGCCACCACGTCGCGCATCCAGTCGCCCGCGGCATCGCGCAGCAGCGGCCGGCCGGCCACATCGGGAAGGCGCAGCATGTTGAACCATTCCACCGCAACCGCCGCAGCCTCCTGGTTCAGATCCAGATCGGCAAAAGGCGTTTGCCCATCCTGCAGCCGCGCCCACCAGTCCGGGCACGCGAAAGGATGCACCATCAGTTCACAAGCCGCTGCGTCCGCTCAAGCAGCTCGTCCACGCCCGGCGGCGGCCGGTTCGCATCAATCAGCTGCTGCGCTTTCTTGCCCAGCGGCTCAGTCCGAATCTTTTCGCTGCCAGGCCGAATGCGAGCCCGGTCCAGCAATTGCTTCGCCGCGCCCACATGCCCGTTCCGCGCCCGGTGATCCAGCACCTGCAACATCCGCGCTTCCATCAAAACCGCCCCGTGCTGAAGCTCGCGGGAATAATATTTGCGCAAAGTCTTCTCATCGCAGCCCAGCACCACCGCAATATCTGCCTGCGTCTGCCCACCGCCCCGCAGCGTCACCACAAGCTGTTGATTTTCAACATTCTTTGCATAGGAAGGCCGGCCACGCCTTTCCCGCAAGGGCAGGTTAGGATTGCCGAACAGATCAACCGATCCGCCCGCGTCATCCATTTCCTCACCTTCAGCGGAAAAATCCAAAGCCAAAAAAAACCTCCGAATAGTTATGTTGGGTGTCTGGAAGCCTCAGCCCCACAGACTTTTCACCCCCCCCGGTCACCTTCCAAACTCTTCGCTCTGCTTCGCCCCCGCGTGACACTCGCTGCACAGGCATTGCAGGTTCGCCTCATCCCAGAACAGCGCCGCGTCACCCCGGTGCGGAACCTTGTGATCTGCCACCAGCGCCCGCTTCTCCGCCGTCACCAGCCCGCACCGCGCGCAAGTGAACAGCGCCGCCACCAGAACCTTCCACCGCAGCTGCTGCCACTGCTTCGTCTTATACCAGGCCCGCCAGGGCACGATCGCATCGCGCCCCGCCTCGCCGTGCGTCCGCATCCGCTGGACCCGCCCGCCTTGAACAGCGAGCCGGCCCTTCAGGTTGGTCAAACGACCCATCAAAGTCTCCGAAGCATCAGCCCGCTGCGCACAGCCCGCCGACGATGGCCTCCAAATGCCACATTTCTCGCGAGAAACGGACACACAAAATTCGACATCCTGACGATTTCCGCCCTTGACAAAAGGAAAGCCCTTCAACGCCCACGATTTAGCCTGTTACAAATCCGCTCCAAAGCCCGCGAATAAGCCTTGCGCAGCGCGTCAGTCGTGCGCAGCGTGCCCAGATCGCGCCTGATCTCCGGCCATTCCACCGCCCCGTGCCTCAGCCGGCGCATCTCGATCACCCGCCCCACGATCCGCCGGTCCTCTCCGCCCAGCCATTCGCACCAGCCTAGCGCCTCGGTCATCGCCCGATGCTCCACCAGAAACACGCCCGGCCGCGCTGGCGTCGTTTCCAGATAGTCCCCAACTTCCGGCCGCGCCTCCCGCCAGATCGCCATGGTCGAAGTCCGCAGAAACCGCCGCTCCCGATCCGGCAGCTTCGCCAGCGTCTCGAACGCCTCGATCAGCCGCGCTTCGACATCCTCGAAGTCGACAAACCGATTCTCACAAGGCGGGAATCCCGCCTCTTCTGGCTCAATCACCACCACCGAAACGTCCATCGCATCGCTCTCCTGCCAACCGAAAACGCCGCCGAAGTCGGTGCCGCAGTGGCTATCCCCCTTCGGGGGATAGACCACGGCGGCTGACACCGATTTCTGGTGTTTGCCGCACCTTGCCGCACCTTTGCCGCACTAGACTGCGGCAACCTTAAGCCCATGAACTGCAAGGATAAATCGGGTTGCCATCCTCCCCTTGCGGGTGATTAGGTCTATCCCACTGCGGCAGCTTTGCCGCACCTTGCCGCACTTGACCGTTTTCAAGTGCGGCAAAGCTATCTCACAGTCCTATTCGGGCGCCTTCCACCGGAAGGGCACCAGAAATTCTTTCATCATCCGCTTGTGATCCGGCATCATCACGGTGCGCAGATGCTGCGCCGCGACAAGGTCGGCCATGATCTTCGCCAGCGAGCGCCTGCCGCCCGCCGAGGCCGCGTCCAGCGCGAAGATCCCGGCCAGCGCATAGCCCGCCCACTTCTCCGCCGCCGCGCTGGTGCGCCACGTGCCATCGGCCAGCGCCTCCTGCGCCTGCGCCACCTGCGCCGGGTTCGCCCCCGCCTGCACCGGCCAGAGCCAGGGCGCGGCCACGCCCACCTTCTCCCCGTTCGCAAGCTCCACCGATTCCATCCGATACCAGTCCGCCCGCTCGGGAGGCGGCGCCATGTTCGCCTTTTCGTTCGTCACCTTGAAGTGGAAGCGCCGAAATTCCGGCTTCACCTTCGCCTGGTCGGCTTCCGCCTCGGTCATCCGGTTGAACACCTGAACCGACCGCGCCGCCCCGATCAGCGAAGAGGCCCCCCGCGCGCTGTCCGCCGTCGCCGCCTCGCCATTCCCTTTGCGAATATGGTGCACCAAATTCACCGCGCAGTTGCAACTGTGGGCAATCCTCACCCACGCCCGCTTCACCACCGCATCGATCGCCGCATTGTCATTTTCGCTGACCGTGTGAGACGAAACGAACGGATCCAGAATCAACACGTCAATTTGCCGCCGCCGGATTTCAGCGATAAGCGCATCGATCACCGGCTCGGCAATCAGCGTGCCGGTCGAGGGGTTGGTCGATCAGGCCAGATTCTGGTGGCCGACCATGAACAAGGGCGAGGTACGACTTATGAATTTCCCGACGTTGCTGCATT